GCAATATCACGCTCTTAACCCTGTAAAGACTTTATTTGCTGTAGAGGAAATGAAAGAGGGTTTGCACTTGTTAGTGCATACAATGGGAGAGGATTGATGCGAATTGCTTTAATTGGTTCTAGGCAGTTAGAACAGAAACAAGAGTATTTTGAGGACATTAAACTTTGTTATAATGTTTGCATGAGGTTAGCTGAGTTAGGAGTTACCTTCACATCAGGGTTGTGTGAGTTAGGTATGGACGGTATTGCTCAAAAAGCTTACAGTAAAGCTGTTGATCTTGGGTTAGCTAAAGAATCTCAGTTTGAAGTGTATGTTGCTGATCAATACAACATTCGTAGATCGACACTACCTCGTAAACACCTAGCTATTGTTCGTAATAAAGATTTGATTTCTGAAACAGAGCGCATTGCTTCAGAAGTGCATCCTGCTTGGGATAGATGCAATGAATGGGCTAGAGGTATGCACAGTAGAAACTGTCATCAAATACTTGGTTATGATTTAAAATCCCCTGTTGATGCTGTGATATGTTGGACTCCTGATGGTGCTGTGGTCGGAGGAACGGCAACAGCTATTCGTATTACGATGAAATATGACATACCTGTGTTTAATCTTGGTGTGTCAGACAAGAAATCTGTGCTAAACGATATTAAAAACTTCTTAGAATCGAGGAAAGATTGATGGAAAACAAACTAATCAAAGTATTAACTAAGAACTCTATTAAATGCTTAATATGTAACACAATCTTAGAGTCTAAACATAGGCATGACTTTCAGCAATGCAATTGCAGCAATAAGGCATTTGTAGATGGTGGATTATCTTACGAACGACTTGGAGCAATGGATTTAGGTTTAATTGATAATCTGTGTGAATATAGAACACTTACACAACAAGCATACGATAAAGAACAGGCAGAGATTAAGGCTATACGATTAGCTAAGAATGAACAGGGTGTTAAAGATGGTTTGTTAGTTAAGATTGGTGGCGATTACTACAACAAGGAAACTATAGCTCTGTTGTGTGACTACTACCAAATGTAATTTTAGATTAAGGAGTGCATATGTTTGCACCAAAAGAAACGCGTACATTATTAAAACTGCATGTGAAGTTAGACACTTTAACAAAAGCACTACACAACTTGAATTTAAAAGCTCAAGTATTTGTAGTAGATTTAGGTGAGCATAAAACACAGGTTGAGGAAATCAAGTCTGATATATTGGAAGTGTTAGGTTTGATCAATCTTATCTATGAGTTAAATTAACAAGAGTGCAATTAAACACAATAGGAGGAATATATGCAAGTAATTATTGAATATTTAATGAATTGGTTTATCTTAGTGCTAAGTAAGTTCTTTAATAAACCACCATAACGTAATACTGTAACACAACACTGTAACACAACAAGAGAGGATGCTTTATAGTGTCCTCTTTTTATTTGTCTAAGGAAATGCATTAAAATTATTTTAATAAGGGTGTTGAAACAAGTTAAATAGTTGTTGACACAACATAATCAAACAACTAAGATGAGTACACAAACAGCAATAATGCTGTACAAAGGGATATTTAAGATGAATGATGATCAAGAAATCTTAGAGTATTTAAAAGGTGTTTTAAGCGTAGAGCAAGAGCTTGCACTAGAAGATAATATGGTTGTATTCTTTACTACATACGATGGTTGTTACTCATTAGATAAAGAGCATAGTATTTGTGGTAACATATGGAACAACTTATCGTTTGAACATAAAATAGATATACAGCACTTTAAATCTTGGAAGTTTTACTCTGGTGATGAGGATTACCCTGTAATTGGTAAAGATGTTTATGATGAAACAGATAACTTTTGGGTTGGTGAACAACTAGAATTAAGATTAGATTTAGTTAAGCACTTAGTTAATTGTTATGAGAAAGAGTTAGGAGGATACTAATGAGGTCACTAATGCTAAAGTATAACGAGATTAAGTAACACAATAGAGGTATTATCTGTTTAGGTAGTACCTCTTTTTATTTACTAAGATTAAGAGCAACACCAAAGCAAGATCAAAAGCATCAACACAAATATGTATTATAACTTGTTTGGTTTTAGTGTTTGCTTTCTTATTCTTACTATGTTAAACTTGGTATTAATATTCAGTTATTAGTTTTACTTTAGAGTTGTTGCTGTAAGTTATTAATTACATTAGTCTTTTTTAGACTTTTATACAAAATTTGTTTTAAGTTAGGATGGTTATATGAAAGATGTGGTAGTAGAGGTTGTAGATAGTGTTATGGGTAGTAGTAAAACTACTGAGTGCTTCAATTGGATTAATAAAAATCCTAATGATAAGTATATCTATGTTTCACCAATGTTATCAGAAGTAGATAATGGTGGTAGGATTCATACTTCTGTTCTTGGTGTAGAGTTTATTAGTCCAAGTCTTGAAGATGATGACAAAACATATAAAACTAAATCCGAGCATTTAACTCACCTACTAGAGAATGGTTTTAACATTGCTTGTACACATAAACTGTATCTGAATATGGGTGAGTCACATTTCAAGTTGTTAGAAAAACACCAATACACTATTATTTTGGATGAAGAGGTAGAGGTAATTAGAAGTTATGGTTCGTACTCTAAAAGTGATATTGATTACTTAATTGAGAAACAGGAAATTGTTGTGTCTGATAAAGATGGTGCTATTTCTTGGATTGGTAATTCCGTATCAGTAGATGACTACGAACATAAATACCATAAACTAAAGTTGTTATGTGAAAAACAATCTGTGTACCTTAATAGAGGTGTCAGTGCTAAGAAGAATGTTCTCATTTCACACATTCCTTTAAAACTGTTACAATGTGCTAAAAGAGTGATTGTGATCACTTATATGTTCAAAGGCAGTGTCTTAGATTGCTTTTTAAGATTGAAAGGTATTAAGACAAAACCTTGTGTTGATATAACGCCTAAAATGAATCTCAAACCTAGTAGCTTTAGAGATTTAATCACTTTAGTCCCTCCAACTAAAAAGACTGTAAGTATTAAGATGTCTAAGAATTGGTGGGATGGTATAACAGAAAAAGACAAGGGTTCTGTAAACAGTATAGCCAATTTAATTATGAACACAGCTAAACAGCATAACATGAAAGCTGAGGACATTATGTGGACTTGTCCTAAAGACAATGCTTATGGTGTATCTGAAAATAATAAAGCTATTAAGATGAACCCTAAAGGTTGTGTTAAGTACGTTGTTGATGGTGTGGTAAAGTATTGCTGGTTATCAGTACACACAAGAGCAACAAATGACTACTCTAATAAAAAGATGGTAGCTCATTGTTACAATAGATACCCTTTACAACCTATTAAAATTTATCTACAATCGTGTGGTGTTCCAATTGATGAAGAACGGTACGCTGTGAGTAGTCTGTTGCAGTTTGTATGGAGAAGTCGTATCCGTAAAGGTGAACCGATTGTCTTACTGATACCAAACTATCGGATGTACCCTTTATTTTGTATGTGGTTAAATGATGAATTTGAAGGAGATTAACAATGAGTAAAGGTTTAAAAATTGAGCATGATAAGTATTACACACCTAATCATGTTGTAGAAGAAGTTGTGAGTGCTGTTAAAGGGTTGGATTTACCTATCTCGAACATCATAGAACCCTCTGCTGGAAATGGTGCTTTCATAGAAGCTCTAAGCAACGCTTTCCCAACCACAGAAGTAGATTACTATGATTTACACCCTGAACACAATCTAATTAAGGCACAAGACTTCCTAACACTAGACACACCTTATCAAAAAGATAGGTTGATTATAGGAAATCCTCCTTTTGGTAACAGAAACACACTAGCTGTTAAGTTTTATAAGAAAGCTATTACTCTTGGAGATTATGTTGCTTTCATACTACCAATCTCTCAGTTAGACAATACCAAACAGATGTACGAGTTCGATTTAATTTATAGTAAAGATTTAGGTAATAATGATTATAGTGATGTAGATTTACATTGTTGTTTTAATATCTACAAAAGACCTGAAAATGGCTTGAATAGTAAACCAAAATCACCTGTTGTTGATGGGTTGGAAGTGATCGAATATCGTAGAGATAAAGAGGACAGTTATCGTAAAAAGATAAAAGATGGTTACTTCCACTCTATAGGTAGTTGGGGGAATGGTAGTATCGGTGTTGCTCCTAAGCACATAGGTTACTTTGTGATTGAGTTATACTTCTACAGTGACAACCAAAAGATTATAGATGTGGTTATGAGTATTGATTGGAGAGATGAAGTTAAATCAATTAGTGGTAAGAGATTACCGAAAGGTTTAGCATTAGAGATTATTCAAAGTAAGTTACATATTGCTGAGGGAGATTTAAAATGAGTAATAAAGGAGTTGTTAATATGATGTTGTATGATCATATTAAACAGGAGATTGCTGTTAAGCAATTAAAGATTAAATCTATTCACAAAGATATTATTAGATTGAAACAAGAGAACCGTAATATAGGAGATAAGATTAAATCCTTATATCGTAATATCAGTACAAATGCTTTAAAACTAATTGATTGTAGTGAAACAGCAGGGTACACTTACAATGATCGTGTAATGAGAGATCATACAACGATTGATTACTTAGAGAAGTTACAAATGATAAACTCTATGCTTATTAATAAGCACCGTAGTAAGATTAGATCATTAAAGAAAGAGTTACATGATATTAAAGGAGAGAAGTAATGAGTAAACTGTTCGATATTATAAGCTTGGTTATGGAAATCAATCAAAAATTGGTTGCGAGTTCTGGTGGAGCTAAGGTTTCAATAACAAAGCACGAAATTAAAGTTCAAGTTCATTTTGAATATGATTTTACAAAACCCGCTATTATAAATCAGAAGATTAGGTACTTTAAAGAAGAGTCTAATAGCGGTAAACTTACCGTGCTTATTGATGAATTACAAAAAGTTTTAGAAAGCTTATGTACTAAAAATCCCGACAACAATTAAGCTATCGGGATGAGGGAGTTGAGGGCTTATTGCCCTCTTTTTCATTTCTTATTATTGTTATTCTTTATTATTTGTATCAGGCTTTATTGGTCAATTGAAATAACAGACTAGAGGGCTTCGTGCCCTCTTTCCTTATTTCTTTGTTTTTACATAATCAAGGATAACTTGAGCAACAGCTTTACCAATTAACCAATACTTATCTTCAAAAACTTTCAACTCTTGATCATTCGATAAAAAAGAAACTTCCAAGATTAACCCACCAGCGTTGATATAACCAAGTTTTCCTCTAGCAGAATCTTCTTGCGTAATGAAACCACCTACTCCTCGTAGACGACTTCCTGTAACCTTAGATACAGCAGCAGATAACTTCTGAGCAAGAACCTTATCTTTAGGTAGGGCAATGCACTCAACACCGTTTGCCGTTTTGTTATTACTCGCATTGAAATGTATTTCCACAGCAGCATCAGAACCTTTGATTAACTTGATAGCTTCTTTCAGTTCAAGATTTACCGTACCATATCCGTCACAACGAGTCATTATTCCCTTATCTTGCTGTAAGTAGTGCAGAATAGCGTTTCGTAACTTAACAGCTAGATCAGCTTCCTTAATTAACTTACCACCAACATTTGTAACTGCACCACTGTCAATCTTACCTGTATTACTATGACCTGCGGTTACGCAAACTATTTTATTTGTCATTTTATTTCCTCTAAATTAATTCTTATTTAAACATTAACCGTAAAGTTACATTAGAGGGCTTTTGCCCTCACTCTATCCCTAATTTACTACGAACCCAATTACTAAAACGCAAAGTGCCAATATACGCAATAAACACACCAATACCGATACCAACCTCTGATGGTAAACCCAACCAATCTAACATAAACCAAATACTTGTAGAGAACAGACTGCATAAAGAAGCTTCGATGTAGTCTGCTTTACCGTGTTCCCTAGCTGTACGTAACATAGCTGTTGCTGATGTAGCTACGATTATCCATATTAACATCCAATATTCAACTACAATCTTCCAAAAATCATTTAGATTCTCTTGCATACCTTACCCAACATAATAGAATTATAATGCAAGAGCTTTCTCCCACAATTCGTTGATTTGTTCTTCTGTTTGATTGATTAAAGCAAACATTGTCTTAACGCTTTCAGAAGTACGTGCAAACTTATCTGATTCTGTGTACTCAATCTCAATACGTTTCTTT